TCAAATCACACCATCCTCTCCCGCATATATCTCTCCGGCAAAATTGTAACTCGTTACCGTTCTGCTGTATCCTCTGCAGACAGCCGTTGCGATATTACCGCCAGCCAGGTCAATGGTCTGATTTATGATGTTCGTTGTGGCATAGCCACCTCCAATCATGGCAATATCACACCAGTTTCCCACTGCTTCGCCATCGTTAAGATAGCGGACTTCCACAGTCTGCCGAATCTGATAGTAGTCTAAAACTCTCGTTGCCACTTCACGAGCCTGTATCGCATCCATCATTGTGCAGCCTTTATATGCCTTCGTATTGGCATTCTCTCCTGCTTCACTCTGCTCCACATTGGCTGTATAGGTATTCTCTACTGCTTCATACTTCCTGCCCGACAGGCTGCACTCGCCCTCTTCATCCATATATAACAAAACATAGTTTGTTTTTGCCTCCAAGATGGTGCCAATAGACACCTCCAGACTATCCACTAAATACGGATCACTGAATTCTATTCTGGTCCTTCCGGCCGGCAAAACACTTTTGACGATTTCTTTCACTTCATCTGACAAAATATAATTGCTGTAAGTCACTGCCACGGAAGAAACATATTCATCCACTGCCACTTTCGTCCCTTGAAACTTCCGATCCAGTCCGATTGTGTGACTCACATATCTATCCGGTCTATAGATTCTTACCCAATCTCCCCGGCTACAATCCGCCACTGCGTTGCAGGCAAATACTACCTGTTGCAACGCTGCCCTATGGCTCATGATACCAATCCATCCAGTCAACTCCATGTGATATATCTCTTCCGCAATGGAATACTTCCGTATGCCACAGGACTCCATTATCTCACTAATAATTTCGCCGGCTTTTGCTTTCTCGTATATGGTTCCTCCGTAATATTGAGTTTTATCCATAAGACCTATAAGGTCAATCATGGATAATTTTACAATATTTTTTTGAACATCCCAGTCGCTTAAATAAAATGTACCGCAATCAACCGGTTCAGCATTTACATATTCGGTAATAGCTATTGTCTGTTCTTTTTGCAGATAATTCCATAGTCCTTCCTGATTGCCGAAGTCAAATTCATTTTCCTCATCAACTATTTCCATCTGAGCCGTATTGATCGATAATGTTGCACCAGTACAATCTACCTCTTCATACACGCTTGCCGCCTTAATACTGTCTCGCCCCAGCGTCCACATCTGTCCATACTCAACGTAGTCCATCTTGACATAACGATAGGGATACGTACTGCGCATGATTGTAATCACAATTCTTCCATAGTTCCTTACCTGCCGTTTACAGAAGTACACATTGCTGTCTGGGTAGAATACAGCTGTGTCCAGGCTGGTCCCATATAAGGAATACCATGTGATCTGAATCTTCGCCGGAATGTCTTCGGAAAAGTACAGATTTAATCCAATGCTGCTATGCGGCTCTGTAAAAAATATTTCCAACGTCGGGTTTATGATATAATCACCATTTGCATCCGATTTCTCTTCACTCCAATAGGGTATGTCATCCGGATGTCCGTCAGGTAAAATGCTCCTGCTGCCATCCAATATGAGCTGGTTTAGTTCCATGGTTCCATAGCACTGCTGCCGGATGTTATCCCGAAAGAGAGATGTGTTTGACATTGGATTTGCTGCTGTGGTCATCACTTGGCTATCTCCTAACGCCGTCACATCTATGAAGTTTAATTGCGCTTCCGGATATGTATCCATGTTTCTCCCCTCAAATGAAAAAGGAGCCATTCTGCTTGATCTTGTCGCAGTTTTTGGCTCCTTGGCTCTCATTTACTATATTACAGTTTCATTATACCCGAATTGTTGCACCGGTGCAACTTTTACTTATTGCAGATTATTTCCTTCTGGACGGTCGCTTTGACGTGAATTTGCATTGCAGACCGGTGAATTTTGCTGTGTTTGACAATATCTTCTCAACCTCATCCGACACCCCGGATATATACCCACGAAATGCATAGCTTCCATTGGTAGTCGGGAGCTTAAAATCATGGAATTCTACCGGTTCTGTTAATTTATCCCACAGTCTTTGATATGTTGCGTCGTCATCAATTGTTCCGAATGTCATCTGATAATTAAAATACACACCTATCAGTTCTCTCTTTAGATCTCCATCTTCCGTTCTTTCCGCATATTTGTCAAGGAAATCAGCGTTTCTCTTAACGGAAACCAAGGGGACTGAAAATAATACTCCATCAATGCTTATGCCTTGGGTAAAATCCACGATTGCACCTCCTTACTGCACTTGAAAATCAATGCCCACCCGGGTATCTTCCGCTTGGATATATGGTCTAAGCACTCTGACTAGCTGTGCCATATCCCCACTACACTTAAGTGTCAATTGCACATTTTGTACATTGCCATTCCGCTCCAACACATTCTGCAGTCCCTGTTCGATCGTAGAAAGCGGAGCTTCGATATTGGTTCCATTGGTTTGATCGCCTAGCATTGCAAGAAATGGGTGTTTGGGAGGAATAACCGCTCCTTTTGCAAGATATGGGATATTGGGGGGTGTGATCGTTGGTAGATTGAATCCAATCTCCTTCCCACCGAGTCCCGGAATCCAATCCGGGACTTTAAAATTGATTTTATTAATAGCAGCCACAATTGCATTAATCGCGCCGGCAATGGCATTTACAACCGTATTAATAATCCCGATAAAAAAGTTTGCCGATTTTTTTACAAGTGCACCCAAAACCTGAATCATCCCTGCAAAAACATCTTTTACGCCTTCCCACGCCAGCTTCCAGTCTCTTGTAAAAATCCCCTTGATAAACTTTGCGATTCCTCCGAATATCTTTTGGAATCCCTCTGCAAAATCCTCCCCCAGACCAGTCAGAATCTTAAAGAAACCAGAGGCGATTTGTTTGACGCCTTCCCATGCCATTTTCCAATCCCCTGTGAACACTCCCTTAAAAAACTTTATCAAACCATGAAAGATATCTTTCACACCTTCTATCATCAATTTAAGGTTTATCTGCATTGCCTTGGCCCACTGTTTGATTGGCTCCCAGACAGTTTTCTTAAAATTGTCCCAGTCTGCCGCAATGGCCAGTACCAGTCCTGCCACAATCCCTCCGATCACTCCGGCAACGGCTCCAAAGACTGCCGACAGGGTCAGAAACACTCCGATAATAGCCATAATACTATTTTTCAGGTTAATCCCATTCTCAATCATGTCATGTATCCCCACGACCAGAAAAATAATTCCTGCAATTATAGCCGTAATTCCAGCTACAAGAGGGCCAAAAGCAAGAGCCATCCCCCCTATTGCCAATGCGGCACCTAAAACCATTCCTCTTAAATTCTTCCAAGACACCCCGTTTTGCCATGCATCAATCGCGTTTTTGATCAAAAGAAATGCGCCTGCCGCAAACATGGCTATGCCTATAAGTTTATCCAAGTCCTCAATAAACAATGATGCGATTTTCCATGCCAGAATTCCCACTCCAATTGCTTCTACGTAGGTCAGGATTTCTTTTAGATGCTCTTTGAGCCATTCCACCCATTTGAATTTTCCCTCGTCTACTTGCGCCTCCTCAAAAGCATTGGCTCCAGATACTTCACCCCCGCCTGAGCTGCTTTCCTTCTTGTCTAAAACATTAAGATCATCAAAAGCAGCCAACGCTCCCTTAGCTGCTTTCGACGCCGTTCCAAGGGACTTGGCGTAATCCACTACCTGTTTCTTTGCCTTCGTGTACGTACTCTTACCAGCCAACACAGCAAAAAACTGGGCAATTGCATTACAAGCAGTATTGAGCATAGACACCAGCCTGGTGAGGTATGGTATGATCATAGTTACAATTGGTGCAAAAGCTACCGCAAGACTGTTTTTTAACTGGGCACATTGCGATTTTAAACCAGACATTGCCTGATTGTACTCCGTAGAATACTTTGCAAGATTCCGGAATCCCTCTTTCATGGATGCAACCATTTTGGTGAACAATTGTCTGATCTGGTTGAACACAAAGGCTGCCACTGCAACCCTTGATATAGTTCTTGCCAATACAGAAAACAAACCTTGGGACTTCTTTGCACCATCTTTTATCGTATAAAATAAATTCTTGGCCGCATCTTTCGCTTTTTGAAACCCACTCGTTAATTTGCCATCCTTCGCTTCATAGAGCCCAAGTAATTTTTCCCTTGCATCCTCCAGCGTAACTTCTGTCTGGGCGACATCATACCTTAATCCTTGCCATTGCTTACTCTGCTTACTTACTCCAAGAGCCTCCAGCTTTTCTCCTTTCTCATAAAGTTTATCCAGCTTTTTTTCCAGCTGATCAATTTCCTTTTGTGCCTTTTGAATCTCCTTGCTGTCCATATCCGTGTGGATTCGTATACTTGCATCATAATCTGCCATCTCTACACCTCTTATATGACAAAGAGCCAATCACTGCATCGTGACTGGCTCTTGGCTCTGATCATATTCCTCTGTTACGCAAACGGTTGAATTCCTCCAACGCACTTTCTTCTATTGCCCTGTCCTCAGCTGTAAGTTCTTCCTCCTCCACGAGGGCATAGATTTTCTTGGCTTCCTTGTAAGCCTTTTTCTCTTCCGGGGACATCTTAGATGTGATTTTTTCCGTCCGAATATCCATCACTCTTCCAAAACTGCATTCTTCCAAATTGCCTAACAGTCCCATAAACACAAACCAATGGAGCTTTTCCCTGCTTAGGTCGATTCCATATTGATTACGGAAAGCGGCATATATGCGCCACTGATCCACATCAAAATCCATCACTTTCTCAGTGTGTTCTGTCTTGTCGTAATTGTCATGGTTGAACTCATTTAAAAACCAGCTTACGCCTTCCATTGCCTCTGCAACATCGGGTCTTGAACTCTCATCGGGAAACAAAAGGTTAATCGCTGTATAAATTCTTTCCGTATCATTTAGTTCTGAGTCCGCCAAGCACTGACTCATCAGAATACCTGTCTGATAATCGGAATCGATTGGATATCCATGCCATTCCTCCGGCAGATCATCCAACAGGACATTAAACATGTTTCCGGGCTCCTTTTTTCCTTCGGTTGTATTTCTGGGCAATTTCTTTCTGCCGTTTATCCATATGGTCTTCTATGATTGGTGTGACCTGTTCAAAAAAATCTGCCAGCGCATAAGGTCCCGGAACAATATCGCCAAAAATCTTTCTGCAGCTCTCCTGCCCAAACATATTGTCAATCTCTGCCATTAGTTCTTTGGTGAGTTCAATCATATGTTTTACGCCGTCAATGCTTTCACGATCTGCTTTCCCAGCTTCTTTCTCGATATTTTCCAGCATTTCCACCAAGCCAAAAAACTTCACAGTTAGATTCTGATCCTCTACCGGAATGCAGATTGTCTCTTCTGCATCATTGACATTGATTTCTATTCCTCTTGAAACTCTGATTTCTTTCATTCGTTACCCCTCCGGTGTAAATGTCTTTGTGATCACATTGAACTCACCTTGGATTGCATCGCCATTTCCGGTAATCGTCATGTTATTCATGATCACATCACCGGCATCCCCACCAATAGAGTCAAACTGATAGGTGCAGGGACGCTTTACAGCCGGATAAACACCTTCGCTGATCGCTCCTTCCAAAACATTGATGCGGATATAATCTGACTCTGCATCGATTCCTGTAGGCAGACGCTTAATCTTCTGGTTAATCCACTCTTGCAGAGCTTCCTCCACAATGTACTCCTTCTCCACGGATATTGATGGTGCATACGCCTTTACCCTGTTTGATGCAGATTCCTTATTGATATAGTGCTTAGACTCTGAATCCGGGTTGAATTCCTCCGTCAAAGATGTGATTCCATCCCCCAGCAACTCATAGTGTGGAGTCGCGGAAGTTCCAATGTTAAAATAATGCATTAGTTTTTCTCTCATGCTAGTTCTCCTTCTCATATTTGATTGCAATTGTCATCTGATACACACTGTTATGCTCTGTGGTTTCGCCAACGTAAAACGGTGTTGTGACGTCTATGCCCTTCACCTTTGCATTTTCAATTGCAGGATAGGCTTCTTTTGCATCCTGCTCTGCAACCCAGTTTTCCAAGGCTTCTCCAAATCCATGGTTGTCTACTCTGTCAGGCTCATAATAACTCGGCAACCTGGCCTGCAGGGTGTAATGCTCGGTGTATACCTTTCTCCCGGATATATACGCCTTAACATTCCGTATGGGCTCTTTGACCAGGGAATATGTATATTCATCCGGGCTCTGCATATCTGTATCGATCTTTTTCATCTTCCTGTCGCCAAAGGATTTAAGCCAGTTAATGATTGGTTCTGAAACTGTCATTGTCCAACAATCCTCCTCACACCATCCTGAATTTTCTTAAGTCCACCGTTTTGCAGCATCCTTGGAACCCATTTAGCCCCCCTTAGAGCACCGTTCTGATACGTCAATGTTCTTTCGGTTGGAACCTTCTGAACTCCTTTTCTGGACCTCCAGCCACCATCAGCAACCTGAAAACCTGCACAATGCAGAACTGGATCCTCATACACAATTCCGCCCCATTGATACGCAGCATACGGAGCACTTGCTCCACCCCATACCACCGTTGCGTCGTTTTCTACCCGGCCGCTAGCCAAAAGTGTTCCCTCGTCCAGCGGAATGTACTGAGCCGATAATCGCAGCACCTCATTAGTGACATAACGTTGCACCCTTCCTCTTTCTTCAAGTCCAAGGGTTTTGATACATTTCTGCATGTTAAAATTGCAACTGTAATTGATGCTCATTACTTCCCCACCACCTTGATATGCTTCAGTCTTGGTCGGTTCCGATTGTCTGAGATCTCTGTAACTGCTACCACGTACTGAAATGACTCCTTCAATGTCCTGACATCCTGTGTACTTTCCAGTTTCAGATTGCTCTCTCCAAGTACCAGCAAGTCTTCTCCGGCTTTCAGTGTCCAGTAGTTTTCAGGAGCTTCACACTTCTCATATTCCTGAGGGGGCAGATACTGTTTATTGCCGTAATTCCTCTGAAAGTCAATCGTTATCTGTTCCACCTTTGAAACATTTTCTGACTTGCCTTGCACTGCAAAATCTGTATGATTATGCGTCCACTGCACTCCTCGTATCACACTTCTGCTCCACGATTCTCTTTCAGATTCCTCATTATATCTGTGATTGTATACCGTCACCACATCAGTAAACAAAACACTCATAATGCCCCCACCAATCCTGTTCCGCTCAAGCCGGATCGAATAATACCATAGAGCTGTTCTTCTTTTTCTGATGCCGTTGTGATCTTGTAAGATTCAGAATATCCATCATTGGATACTGCGCTGATTCCAAACCCCATCCCGGCATCTTCCTGCACATTCATTGTCCTGATCAAATCGCATACTGTCAGTTTAATCTGCTCATGTACCAGTGTCTGGAAATCTGTCGCACTAGCCTCATCATATTCGGCTTCAAACCTCTTTGCACGCATATGGGTCAACGCATCCAGCTTTAACTCGGCCTGTTTTAACAAGCGCATGAATTTCTGTTCTTCTATTTCTTCAAAAATGGAGCTGTAATACTCCCTGGTAATATAGGACATTTCAGCTCCCTCCTTTAGCTACTCAATTATTTCCTTCACCGGATCCTGTCCCCACAACCTTGATTCCCTTCAAAACACCAGCCTTTTTACTGTTCTTCAGCACAACAGCCGCCAGCATTTCAACCTCACCTTTCTTCACTGCTCCCGCAGTTTTAAAATCGGGAAGGATTGTGTCAATGATTTTGCTGCCCTTAGGCGATACACCGTGGAATGCATCCAGTCCGATTTTGAATGCGTAGATCGCAGACGTTCCGTCAGTCTCAATCGGCACACAATCCACCGTGCTTGTACCGTTGTAGTAAGACCCGGCATCCTGCAGTTTAATGCCATTGTAGCTCTCTACATAATTACCAAAGTCATTTTTGGTTCTCTCATAGTAGCCTGCACGTCTTGCTGCAGATCTGATCTTCGTGAGCATCTTATTGTTCATCATAAGAAAATCCGGTTTTTCTGCCAACTTGCTGATAAAACTGTCAAGTTCATCCAGCACAGCATTATAATTGTCATCAAGTAAGGCAGAGGTAGAAATATCAATGTCTGTAGTGAATTCCGTATCTGATCCACTCAGAATTTTCTTCAGACCATTGAATGTCCCGTTTACATAACCCGCACCGGTTGTTGCAGAAGATCCGTTAATAACCAGCATATGGAAATAGTTACTTGCAGCTTTTACTTTCTCACGAATCTGGAAATCCACCTCATCTACTGCACCATCTGTCTGTGCAATGACACGATCAATTTCAAAGGATCCTCCGAAAATCACAATGTCTGCTGTGTCTTTTTCTCTCTTGGCTTCGTTGGGCTGATATTCCTGGTTCAACTTTCTCACTGCTACTGTGGAAGGCGTCTTCAGCCTCGTATATCCATATGTCATGGTGCTTCCACCAGTACCGGGTGATACTGCATCATCAAAAATTAATGCATTAAGCAATTCCGAATCCCTTCGGAACTCGTCAACAACCTGCTGATCTACTTTGTCGGCCATTCCGACTTTTGCTTCTGCTAATGTGATTGCCATCTTTCATCCTCCTACTTATACGCTTCCTTAAGAGCATCCTTAAGGGTCTCTGTTTGCTGAACAGGCTCTTTTTTCACCTGTCCTATCAAATTACCAGTTCCAACCGGATTAGGTTCCGGCTCCCCGAACAACATTTTACTGTCCTCTGCTTCTGTCAATGCCTTGATAGCTGCTGCCACATCTTCTTTCTGATTCTTGGATGCTTTCAATGTCGGCACATCCAAAAGTGCTGTGATTGCTTTTACATTCCTTCCCTTTGCATCGGTAATGCTGTCCTTCAGAAGATCATTGAAATCACGTTCTGCAAGTTTTTCCGTCAGTTCCTTATCTTTGTTGTCCAGATCAGTTTTCAAAGTTGCAATCGTGGCATTCAGTTCATCCACATTCACATCTTTAAATTTCTCAAGACTCTCTGTCAACGTTGTAACCTTCTCTTCGGCATTACTGAGTTTCTCTTTCTGCCTTTCATAGTCTGCTACAGTTTTGTAGTTCTCCAGCACAGCCTTTTCAAAGTCCCTCTGTTTCTCTTCCGGAATTTCCAGACCATACTCCTTCATGATTTCAAAAATGTTCTTCATACTTTTTCCTCCTAAAATGATTTATGAATCGCGTTTTTCGCGATAATGAAAATAGCGGAGACAGGATTTGAACCTGTGACCTCCGGGGTATGAACCCGGTGAGCTTCCTGGCTGCTCTACTCCGCGATAAAAAGAAAAGAGCCTGAATGGATCAAATCACTCTGATCCACTAGGCTCTAGGCTCTTTGTAGTAATATTGATTTCTTTTTTACATCCCTTGCAATAGGCAGGGAAGTTTTTTAACACCGTTGTCCGGTGTCGTTTGATAAAATGCGGATAACCACATTTAGGACACGCTACCCAATAGGATTGCTGCATAAGATACCACCCTCAGATAATTATTTCCATGTGCCCCTTAAGCTCATTATATCCAATTGGTGTATCGCATGCAATACATTATTTTGGATTTTGTTTCCAAAGCGGAACGTACTTTCCCTCCTGAAGTAGATGAAAATTTCTCCCTAAGTACTCACGTTCAATATCATACTCTTCTGGAGTCATCCCATTTCTCCAAAACGGAGCTTCCATCAGGCTCTCTGATGCCCAGTCACTTTCCTTGACCATTTTGCTCAATCAGCTTCCCTCCAACTAGAAAAGAGAATATTTTGGCGGGTGTGCCCTTTCCCGCATCTCTTTTAACCACTAGGGTGCGTAGCAACACAATCTCTACTTCAAAATATCCTCATAATCTACTCTAAAAAAGAGATTATCTGGCAGACGTCGCCTCTCCTGCATCTCTTTTGACCACTAGGGTGCGTGGTTGCAACGAAATTTACCACCTCAGATAACCTCTTTCTTATTCTACTGTAATTATAGACCAATTATTCTTTTTTGTAAAGTATATCCTTGTTTCTCAAATAATTCCGTAATCTCTTCTCACTAATCTCCCAACTTGTTATTATGGAATTTTTATAGCCTGCTGGTTCCTCCGCAGTACATATTCTCAAAACCAAAAGTAATTGTTCGCTTTCTTCAGATATACGTTTGACAATCAAGCCGGTATTGGTGCGCTTTGAATCCCTAATAATATAATCAGGTGCTTGGAGGATATTGCTGACATAGTCCAACGCATTATGATATGCCTCTGGATGACGTTCGATAATGTGATTTAACTGTTTATCCGTAATTACTACTTCATCCGTAACGATGTCTTCCGTTATGCATTTGTAAATATCTTTATCAATTTTTCCTACTGAATGCACTTCAATACCCTTTTCCTCTTTTGCTATATCCATAGTAACATTTTCTTGAGAATTAGCAATGGTATTTTTGCTATTTTCAGATGATGCCTTCAGTTCCTTCCAAGCCTCTGTTTGATTCAATTCTGACGTTCTGCACTCATATCGAAACCTTTCTGTCTTCGGCTTTACTTTGCATGCGTCACAAAACTCATTATACTGAGCCGTTTTCCGCCTTATTTTGGCATCTATTTCCTTGGTATCCATATCAAGTGCCTTGATGGCTTCTTTTTCCCTCTTTAGGGCTCTGACAGAGCGTTCCATAGAACGCATCTTTTGGGTCATGGCATAATAATCATATGTTTTCCCATTGTATGTAGCAGGCTGTGGCTCCGGCTCCTCGTTCGGAAGTTCGGACGCTCCCTCAAACCACGGATAATAATTGTGACGACAATTATAACCATTCAGCCCCAGAGGATCATTCTCGTGAGCACCATCTACACTGTATCCAGTCGCTTCCCACAATGACTCAATCCGATCCTGACCGATACGCTTCGTTTCCTCCTTGTAATCACTCCCCTGCTTTATGTAGTATACCTTCCCCTGCCACTGTTCATGATTGGCGTGACCGGTCCCTTTGTTACGTGCTCCCCAATGCTTTGATACATATACCAGGTTTTCTCCGGTCTGCTCGATATTCATATCTGTTATCTTGGTTGCCAGCTGATGTGCTCCTGTCCTGAGGGCAAGTCGTACCGCCGTATCCAACTGCATACTGTACCCTGATGCAAAATCCACCGATCTGAGTCCGCTCTTGGCCAAATTATGGATTGTATCTGCTACCACACGTTCTTTGCTGAATGTACCGGTACAAATCTTGATAATCGCTTTATCCAGCTCTCTCTTATACAGGTTCTCAATCGCTTCATATCCCGACATCGTCTGAAAGCCTGTTGTCTGAGTGAGATTCCTTAATTCTCCGGCTGTCTGCATGGAAAAGGATCTCACCAACTGTGACAGAAAAGAAGAATCTGTCAATTGTTTCCCATTATCCTTCCAGATAGACAGATCATTGACCCATGCCATATTGCCGGCATCTGCCATGATCTTATCATTTGCTTTGTATGCATCCTTCATAAGCGTATTGAGTATCTTTCTCACTTCACGTTTATGCTCCAGGGTGTTCTTCGCGACTTTCTTCCTGAATTCTGCATCGGAGTTGAGCAGTTTCATGGCTTCCTTCCGAATCTTGGCCGGGCTGTAGCCCAGCTCCCTCATTGCAATCGCTTTCAACTCCGCCGTTCTGGTATAACTGAGTGAGTCTGAGATCCGTTTTGCTACATCTACGATGACCTCATGCTCCAGATACTGGAACAACGGTATCAAAACAGATTCAATTATCTCCAATTGTGCTTCTGTCAGCATGTTTTCTCCTTATCAATCTTCCTCATCACCGTCTGGATCCGTTTCCTCTTCCTCTTGTTTTTTCTCGACCAGTTCTTTTGCCTCTTTCTCTGTCAGACTATAGGCATCCATTAGATACCAAATCAACAGTTCCGGTATATCAAAGCTTAAAGCATCGTTCCGGCTTCTCTCTAATTCTGATGCCTTGTCCGTCACGTAGCTGTCGTCAAAGTCGACTGTGATATCCTCTTCCAGATTATACGATGTGCCATTGAAGTTATTGGAAAACCACATGATTGCTTTACAGATGTCCTTTATATAACTAATTGCTTCCTGACGCTGTCTGTTCAGCTCCTGCATCTGATCCTGGCGCTCTCCAATATACTCAGTCGCAGTAGTAATCTGTCCGTTTTCAAAACTATACTTCTTGGTGCCATACCCAAATGTCATGGACAGAAGTGAGAGTGCAAGTTCAAACGCCTTTGTGATTGGTTCGATTCGGATCTGCGGATTATATTCCTGTATCAGTTCTTTCTCCTGCGGCAGTTTCTCTTTCAATAACACGAAAAGCTTTTTCTGCTCCGGGGTAAGTATTGGCTTCCCCTCTTCATCGAACTCGCACAGAAGCTCATTAATCAGTAAGATCTTCTCTGCCCTGTCCAAATCTGAAAAAAGCACATTGTAACACAGATCCAAAATTTTCAGTGCCGGGATGGCATTCTTCAGCTTCGGCAGACCGTACCCTTCCATGTTATCCAGATTATTAACCTCTGCATTTTTCATAACACTAAATGGCTTTACATCCCCAAGCTTCACTTCCACTTCCAGTTCACTTATTTCCTCATTTTTTTCGTCAAATACATGGGTCTCTGCAGTGTATAAATCATTCTCTAAAGTAAACATTACCAGAGTAGTCCTCTTTTTCCCTTTCTTTATGGAGTTTCCTGAGAATGCTGCTTCTGTTACCTCATCGTTTTCTACTGTCAGTGGTAGAAAGGAATCCGCATCCACATAGTTTAACTTGATCTTCCCACCTCTTGCCTTTCCATCATCGTAGATAGTTGCATTATCCAGTCGGATGTAGCATGCCACGGTGCCATCTGCTGAAGTTTTCTCCAGCTGCTTCCTATACTGGGTGTCAAACCTACTATCCTGCAGAGTCTTTTTAACAAAATCTGCCTGCTCTCCTTCACCAGCATTAATCTCCAATACTTCGCACAGATTAGCATCATCGGCACAGCAACGCTTTGCAAAATTCAGCCTTTCCAGATTGTATGACACTCCATTTAGCGTCTTACGGTTGTGAAAATTCTTGATCGGTCTGTTTGCGTACCAGTCGTCACACTTTCTGATTACCTCCAGGGCATCTTCATTGACCTGATATCCTTTTTTGTTCAAAAAATCCTTGATAAAGCTTTCCATCTTTTCCTCCTTATCTGTCCAGATCTATATACTCTACAAAGTCCAAGAAGCAGTAACATAATGCATCCCACCAGTCATTACAGTTTCCAATGTTCAGATCCTCCGGTTGATCCGGATGTTTCTCATCCCACTTCAACTTTTTTACTGCTTTTCTGATATTTACACACCTGCGATTGATCTTTAATCTGCCTGTATTGAATAACAGATCTATCATCCTTGGTCGCTCTCTTATCTCATTTTTTCTACACCCTGCAATGTTTCCATGGGGAAGGCCTGCTTTCCTTGCTGCGCTGATCAGGCTATTAATCATTGTTGTGGATGCACTATCCGGGAACACCCAGCTTACCTTTCCATATTTTTCTCTCACACGCCTGTAAAACTCAATGAATTTATCACAGATCCTGTCTGCGTCGATATCATCTGACAGCGGAAGCTCATCCTCTTCCAATACTCTCAGATCATGGTATCGGTTGAAATATCCTGCGGCCACGAATGTTGTCTTAGATCCATTCCCACCGAAGTCAATTCCTATAATGACCATATAAGGGCTTTTCTTTAGCCTATAGCATTGTTTGCCGGTTTCATCCACGTACTCCTCAAGTAGTTCGTCATCATCACACAGATACGGATCATCGTTATTTGCGAACCGCCGGAAGATGATTCCCTCCGCGATAGCTCTTTCCCCTCTGATATCACGCTTATACCAGACCGACTCCTTATCATAGGTCCGGAGCAACTGCCGGATCTTATCATCCGAAAGGCTGTAGTTGTCTACCAGTGTAAAATGTCCGTAGTTATACCCATACTCCTCATCTTTTTCCTGCTCTTTTTCATGAAAGCTCAGAATTTCCGTATAGTACCAGTCCTCTTCCTCTTTTGGATTCAGATCATGAAATACTTTTCTGTCTGAGCTTGACAGTGTACGGTCAAATACCTCTTTTAGGAACTTTTTATGGCACTCATTCGCTTCGGTCACGTATGCCATTCCGTAGGTATTTCCTTTGATCAGCTTCTCGTCTCCGTCTTTACCTCCACCGGATATCAATATGATCTTTTGGCCGGTCTTGGTCTGTACATATACACAGTCACGATTTTGATACTTTCCTTCGTGGCACCTCCCTTGGAAATAATTCAGCAGCCCATATCCATCGCAATCTAAGATGTTGAGCTTTGCCGTTGAGATAGACACCCCGGCAACCAAGTGAATCTTATTCTTGTGATTCTCCAACATCATGCAAAATATGAGGGTCTGCAGTACGTTCTTGCCACCTCGTTTTCCGCCTTCAGCTACATTAAACCAACCGTCAAAACATCTATGCATGTACTCTTCCTGGCGTTTGCTGAATGGCGCCGGCATATTCATATTTTCATCACCACCTACTCGTAATCTTCCAGATTCCTATTAGGCCTGCTGCCTAAAATAATCTCTGCCAGCGTCGCTGTATCACTCAGCATCTGCTCACTACTTCCATCCAACTGGGTATTCTTCAGAAAATCAATGGCTTTTTGCTTGTCATACAATTTTACGCTGATACCTTCTTTTGTTTCCTTGATTTCCTTAATAAGCGTACCGTCCATATTCTCGTTGACTACTACATGCCCATCTATGATATCAACAAAATCATTGATATCCGCTCGTGCGATATCTACCTGCTGCTGTATAAGATCCTTGATATCCATTTTGATCTCGTTATGCACCTCTTCCATGATGCGATTGATTTCTTTCTGAATTTCCACTTTTTTCCACAGTGAATTTGCATGTTTGTATGCATTCTCATAGCTACATCCGAACGCCTTTTGGTATGCTTTAGCTTGATTGCGGTACTTTACATAGTAGAGGCAGAAAAGCCAGTGTTTTTCAGACATATCGCCATTTTCACCATACCCGCTTTTTTCCTCTTCGCCAACCGGTTCCGGAGGGTGTGCATACTTTTTATTTTGTGTGCACACTTTTTCTGTTTTTGTGTGCACACTTTTTGCACCCTCTTTTCCCCAACCATATCTTTGTTTCCAGCTCTTCACCGTGTTGATGGTAACACCGTATTTTTTCGCAATATCTTTATATTTCATGCCAAGCATATAGTCATGCTCAGCCTCTTTATAGTTCTCTGCCACGGAATTGTTGCACCGGTGCAACTCACTCGATTTTCAAGTCGGGTAAGCCTGCTGCCGGATGTTTCTATCGATATACCTCTTCAATTTTTATTGTACATGTGAAATATGTGAAATGTGTGAAACTTACATTTTTGAAAATTATTTTTGTGATTTAATAAACTCCTCCATCATCTTAGATATCTGTGCCGCTTGACTGACTCCTGCACTATCACATGCTTTTGCAAATTCATCTGTCAAACTTTTTTTCAATTTATAAGATTTTGAGATTAATCCAACCTTTTGTGTATACTTCTGCGTTGCAACTGTCTGCTTACTTGGGTTTCCTTTGGGCATTTTCCCTTGCAATCCTTTCCCATTCTCGCTATAATATACCTAAACATTGGGGCGGTTGCGAGAATGTTTAGGTATCCGCCCCTCTGTTCCAACATTTTTAGTCTTTAATTAATTCTTCGAGGTACTCTATAAGCTCTTGCTTTGGAGTATCTTTTTTGATGAGTGCTATAATCATCTTGATAACTCCTTTGAACTGTGCGTTTGTCATTTGATTCTCCATAGCTTTTTCCTCCACATTCACTTTTATAGATTGCTTAAGAGGTATAACTATGCTATAATACCCTTAAGCGGAGGCGGTACATTCTACTTTGGTCGGTGGTTGTATCGCCTATTTTTATGTGATAGCACCTTGACAGGCGCGCTCTGTCATGATACTATCTATGTACACCAAGCAAACGTTCTGTGATGTGGAGCAATCCCTCATGGGACGTTTTGTTATTATATAAGCCCTTCGATGTGCATAACTCCCATAAATATTGCAACTATTAAACTCACTATCGATACAGGCATCAACCATTCTTGTTCTTTCTCATACGCAATTCCTAGAATTAATGCACTTAATAAAATCCATACTATGTAAATCATATTCCACTCCTAAATTTCAGTTTAGTAAATTATTAAAGGTTCGATTTCTTCAAAATGTTCAGCCATATGTTCTTTTAATGGCTCACACCATTCATTTCCATCTTCCCTGTCCAAGTGAATGTTATCTGATCCGCCACTTATCATATATGGTGATTCCTGCCATACACTCCCAACAGAGATAATATGATAAGCGTTTTCGATTATACCGCCGTCTTCGTCACATTTTTCAAACATCAATTCTTTAATACATTTGTATCTCCGAATTAATGTCTGTGAAGTAATTGGCTTATTGAGCCATTCTAAAATCTGTTCCTTTGTCCATCCAGTCTTTGCAATGTCAATAATACCTGCCATATTCTCAGGGCTTTCACAACATACATCAAAATTGGTTTTCATCTTCTACCTCCGATTTCAGTTTAACCACTTAAAATGTTATATGCTCATGCTTAAATAACCTCTTTCCACAACGATTGCAGTACGCATATTTTTGCATTGGTTTCAATATTGTATAATCGTACATTTCTCCATTATATGCATCGTGTGAACCGTCCAACTTTATGTTGTAAGAACATTTACCGACAATTTTACATCTGACGCTTACTTCATCATTTCCACAGTAAGGACACTCACTTATAGGAAATTCCATATCAATATCCTCCACTAAATCTTAATTTACTCTTCCGGTTTCTCGCACCTCTCAAATTCGATTACCCATACCCACGGATTGGCTTGCCACCCGTACAGCGGAAGGTCTTTCTTTGGGATAGTAGCATTCCATACATATGAAAACGCGCTTATATAGTCTGGGCCTCCGCCGCTATCCGAATCGTAAAATGTTGGTATCCAATCGTTTGCTTCATAAGCCATATCATTCGTAATGCCCTCTTTGATGGAATCTGTAATAGTTATATCCTGCAACCGTTCCACCCTAACATCCGTAACTTTAAGCCATATCCGGGCAGCTTCTTTTGGCATGTGGATGGAGGGATGCCATTTGTGACACTCTACATCGCCATCTGCTTTATAAAAATACCTACCATGTGTATCGTCATGTGTATAGATTCTATCGTCTTGCCATGTTTCCCTCACATAGAGAATATCGCCTATCTGACATGGTGGAATAATCAATCTGCCAATTCCAACTTCATCTTCGTCTGTATATTCTACAAACCTGCTATCTGTCGATTTATTGGTCACAATTCTCCATCCAAATTCTTCTTTTCTGTATTTTGGCTTAACAATTCTTCTCGTCACCGTCTTTCTTTCGTCCAAGATCGCCCGAACCATGTCGGTGTTGAATAATATTGGTTTTACTGCCATTATCTTCCCTCCTCCAAGCTATTGTTTTCTGTAATCATATCCAAGTACTCCCTCACCAGTCTGTGAGTAACCGCAACATCCACGGTGATCCTGTGCTTCTGGCAGTAACGATCAACGTACAGCTTAAAGGCTTGGTTAGTGTTGTATGGGCTTAAATATTCCATCTGTTCACCTGTCCTTTCTTTGGGATCTACTGTAACCCGTGCAGAGCCACATATTGTCCATAGGTCAAGCCTTCGGCTCTCGCCAATTTATCTATCTCTGCAATCTTCATTCCACTTTTTACTTTCTTTTTCTTTTGCTGTTCACGCCTAATTTTATCCTTAATCTTTGCTGCTGCCCTGGCACAATCATGTGAACAGTACTTCTGTGTATAATTCCATTGGTCAAATTCTCTTTTGCAATATCCGCACTTCATATATTCTCCAATCCTGCTACCTGATGCATCTCCGGTAGCTCCGTCTTGACAATCAGTTCTTCTCGTTCCACGTTTAGATGTCCTCCATCCTTGAATACTAGATACATATGCTCACCATATATCTCATACCCATCCACTTCCCTAATATTCCACGGATAATCTCCCTCCAGGTACATTCTTGTACCCGGAGGATATTTTTTCATGATCTCTTCTGACTGTCCTTCCATCATCCTACCCTCCTACTGAATGTATACGTCTATATTGTTGACTGTAATATTTTGATTTTTGGCCAGTCTCAACACCAGATGCGGTTCACCGCCGATCAGTTTAATATCCGCTTCCTCGGCTGCGTACTGTGGCAGTGTCAAGGTGCCTCTATCTGTTCTGATTGTATACTTATTGTTTCTCACGATACTGTTCAGCGAAATCTTTTCTCCGCGTCCCAGTTCTAAAGCATAAGTGCTTTCCAATAATTCCAGGCGTTTTTCGTCCACGCCTGCTGCCACTAAAGCCTCCCTGATTTCCTCCACACCAATCAAGTCACTTCCATCAAGTTCTCTGTCGATTATCAGATTCTGAATTGCCTGATTCACTGCAAATACTTCCTTGACATTTTTTTGAGATCCCAGCACCGATTCCAACATGCTTTCAAAACCAGATTGTTCTTTCTTCGGCAACTGCCTCATCTGGCATCCAAGCATCGTTTGAATAAACTCATTCTCTTCCTCAGTGATACTCTTCGCATACACCAGTGCCTTGTCCAGATCCTGACTTCTATCATTGAATGCCGGATACAGGCACGCAACCTCCGGAGCTCCTACGATCCAGTCTCTATCCACATTTGTGAAGCATTCCTTTTCTACATCATACCCCAGTCCCGGTTTACTTAAGCTTACCGGACAGATGCAAACCATAGCATACTCATATACCTCATCCGATGCATCCTCCATGGTAGCACCGTCCGTAGTCTTCCCAGGGATATCATATGCTCCTGTAGCAACCAGGATCAGATAATTGCCCACATATTCATATTGTTCAATAATCCGGTAGTACAGTTGATCCAATGCTTCCTCGGCTCTAACGTTTGCATTTAGGCCTTCCCTTAGGTTAATCAGTTCTTCCCTCTTTTCGCTGTCTGGAATAACCTCAAACATGGTTTTATGCAAGGCTCCGCTAAAGCACTGCCCGAATAACTTCAGGTATTTGAAATATTCCTCTTCTGTCAAGCTTAGGATCCTTTGCTGCCATCGTGTGACGATCTCTTTCGTGCCGTTCACATAACATCCATACATCTTGTTGATACTGCAGCTCTTAGGATTACTAATACTTTTTTTGATCTCTCGGATATCTCCTCTTGTCATCTTTCTTCCCTCCATTTTCTTAAACCATCTTCCATTCCCATCTGCACCAACGTCCCAAAATTAAAGCTCCGTATCCTATCTTTTGCTTTTGCAAGCACATGGAATGGATACACTGCAATTACTTTCCAGTTTTCTTCATCATGCATGTGTCCCCCCGTTCCCTCGTAGTCATAGGTCGCTCTGAATGTATCGCCTACTTTGGTGTGCCTTACTCTATGTGCCGGTTCCGTCTCCAGGAACCTATCCTGTGTCTCCATCTTTCTCCTTTCCGGAATGGTCACCGTAGTGACCACTCCACCCCGTTTCCAGTTACTGTGATATATCAATTGTTTTCCAAAAGGCTTATATAAAATTGCGGCCAAACACCTGCATCCATTTCTCATGGCTATACCGCTTTTCAAATGCTTCCTGCGCTTTCCGTTGTAGCAGCCGCATGATCTCACTGTTTTGGTGGACTGCTGATGTGCTCGTCCGATGATGTGGAATGCACAGATACACCTTCAGTCCGTAATGCTCGGACAGTCTCCTGTTCGGTCCGTCCATTACGTGATGCTCCTCCAGATTGATCCTGCGATCATAATCATTGTTCAACATCATACACAGATAGCAGGTGCCATCCTCCTTGTTATGCATGATACTTCTTGCCATTGATCATCCTTTCCAGGGATGCTGCAAGATCCACCGCTTCTGCGTAAGCTGTTCGCATCTCTTCCTCCGGTACTGCTTCGCTGTTATCCCATCTGTGGAAGAAAATATTCAGCTTGGTACTGTCTCCTTTGGCTGTATTCCATGTATTTTCCCACTCCGCTTCTGTCATGTCTTCCATGACTGCTGCCGGGCTGTCAGAATCGGCTTCGCACTCTGTCTTTTCAACTGATTCCGGCTCTGCTGACAGCTCTTCTCCTGTTGTCTCGATAGCAATTTCCTCGTTTTTATCCTCCGGCAGGTATTCCGGATGGTTCATGATGTCATCCTGCCCCGGAATTGGAAGGTTCTCTCCCTCATCATCTACCCCTGCTGCCTGGCTGTCAGAATCAGCTTCGCATTCTGTCTTTTCAACCGGTTCCGGCTTCGGAATCTCCGGATCGATGTCATTTAATGTCTTTTGGACCGGTTTCACTTTCTCGACTTTGCTTTGTTTCTTCTGTTCCGGCTTCTTTAGTGTCTCTTTTTTCGGTTGCACCGGTGCAATTTCTTCTTTTTTCGGGAATTCTTCCCCGTATAGGTTTTTATAAGCCTCTTCTACAGTGTCCGCTTCATTGTCGGACAGTAATAGGATCCCTATACATTCTGCGATGTCCTCCCAGGTAAACCATTCCTTGTCCTGCGGAGCTCGCACCGGTGTGATACTTACTTCATCATCTGTGTCTTTCAGGGATAGCATCACTCTTCCTGTACCCATAATCCTTACGCTGTAGATCTTTTCTCCGCTCGGCGCCAAAATCTCCTTGATCACATCTGCATTGATAAATCCATCGCTCCCCTTTGCCCAGATTGCTTCGAACAAATCAGGCATATCGTTCCCCAACTGATGGATTACCCTCTCTAGTAGAATCATTTCCTCTTGTTCCTCTGGTTTCTCTTCCATCAGTACTTCAAGGTCAGATACCTGTTTTTCTGCATCCACTTCCTCTTTCAGTGCCTGAATTTCTGCTTTGGAGTACTCCGGTGTCAATTCCTCATTGATTTCCTCCTGGAGCTGCAACATCAATGTTAACTTGGCATAGCCAAAGCCCTGATAGCGTTCCTCCAGGCGGTCTGAATAGCCGCCCTCGGCAAACTTATCGTTGATGTGGATAAAACGGCTCACCTGCGTCTTATCGATGTTGTATTCTGCTTGGGCAAATTCTACTACAGAGCTGTATCCGCTCTCTGCAAGGATATTTGTGTCTCTGGCCACCTTTAGCAGGTACCCAATCCGAACAAATCCCTCTGCTGTCTGCTGGAGCACTCCATCCAGCTCCTGCTTATATTCCTGATATGATTTTTGATAAATGATTGCTTCCATTTTTTCTAATCCTCCATTCTGTTACAAGGGACATTGCCGGTGTAAAACTGATGGTCTGTAGCTTTGCATATCACTACGCCATCTTGTTTTTCAAAGTACTCGCATTTTTTACACATTCGTTCAGTCTCCTTTTCAATTTCCTCTAGGCTTTCGTTATGCATTGGTCGCCCCCTTCTTACCCATAATTTGTGTTTCCGCTGATAGATGCATCCTTTCGCCTTTTGGTAAATCATCCTGTCGCTTCCATGAAGTCTTCCATTAGACCTTGGAGCACCCTTGTGTTATTCTTTGCTTTCAGTTCCTCAATATTGGCTTCCCGCTTCTCCTTGGATACTGCTGCCAGTTTATGATCCTCTTCCTTCATCCGTTTTCGGATCTCTGTCTGCCACTCCCTGAGGAACGGCTTTATCTTGTCAATATCAGGTTCTTCGTCATACATGCCCCTGTGCTGGCGAATAGTTCCGCCCGGTTCTACCTCGATCGTATAGAACGGTGTATCCGGTTCCTCGATCTTACGCAGGAAGCAGATGTATGTTTCATTTTGTTTGATACGATCAAAATACCGATCCGTCGCGCCGGCGCAATGATGCAAGAAGTTACCTTCCGTCACAATATCTACAATCCTCTCCGGTACCGTGATGAAATAGTCCTCCCCGGCATA